GGAACGGATATTGTTTTAACAGACACCACGGGTTTCACAAGCGCTGGTACGATTCTTGTTGAATCAGAACTTATTACCTATACCGGTATTACCAGCAACACCTTGAATGGAATTACACGAGGCACCAATGGAACGTCGACCGCGGCCCATTCTGATGGAGTCACTACTTATGATGCCACAACCTATGTGGGATGGGGCAGTGCGAGTTCTTCTTCTAATATTATCATTGAACCAGCCCAATGGAGACTTATAAATTATGGCGAAAACCTATTGGCTTTAATTCATAATAAGAAAATATTTCAATGGACACCTTCCATTCCTAATTTAAGTGTACGAGCGGTTTTAGTATCAGGTTCAGAAGTTCCTACTGCTTCAAGGGATATGGTTCTTTCGACACCTGATCGTCATTTAATTTCAATTGGAACTGAAACCACTTTACAAACTGCCTCGACTCAAGATGATATGTTTGTCCGATGGTCTAATCAAGAATCTACAACGGTCTGGACCCCTACTAAAAATAACACTGCTGGTAGTCAAAGACTAACGAACGGTTCTAAATTAATAGGAGGGATTGTAGGAAAGAGTGCAGTTTATATCTGGTCAGATACAGCGATGTACACCATGAAATTTATTGGTCCTCCTTTAACGTTTGGTTTTACTCAGGTCGGAACGAACTGTGGAATGTCCAGTCAGCACGCTGCGGCAGAAGTCGATGGTATTGCTTATTGGATGGGACCGACAGGGTTCTATCGCTATAACGGAGGTCGAGTGGAATTGATGCCTTGCCTGGTTGAAGATTATGTTTTTGAAGATATTAATGTAAATGCCAATCAACAGGTTCATGTAGCCGTCAACGCTTTATTCGGAGAGATTACCTGGTTTTATCCAAGTAGTAGTTCAAGTTATGTTGATCGATCGGTGACTTATAATTATTTAAATTCAAATCCTCAAAATCAAATCTGGACGACTTCTTCTTTAGCTCGTTCAACGTGGAGTATTGAAGGTGTTTTTAGCAAACCTCATGCAACTGAATTCAAGAGTGCTGTGGCTCCAACCAATCCTACGGTCGTAGGTATTTCGAATGGAGCTAGTTATTATTGGCAACAAGAAAAAGGAACTGATGAAGTTTTTACGGATGGAACGACGAATGCTATTGCCGCTTATGTTGAATCAGGAGATTATGATATTAGTCAACAAGAAGGTATTGGAGGTCATGGGGAATATATGATGAGGGTCTCCCGAATCATTCCTGATTTTGGTTCTCAAACCGGGAATGCTGAAGTCCGTTTAAATTCTAAAGCCTTTCCAAGTAGCACGGCTGTTTCAACTTCCTATGTTGTTACGACCGCGACCACTCAAGTTTATACACGTAAGCGGGCACGACAAATCGCTCTTAAAGTAGGCAACATAAGTACCGGACAAACTTGGCGAATGGGAACGTTTAGATTAGATATCCACGCAGGCGGCCGAAGATAAAATGGTAAATTTTTTGCGCCCCATCTCTATATCCTATATTTTAATGGAGGAAACATGGCAAAAATAGCAGAACTAATCGCCGATATATTAGGACCCGAGTTTGATCGAGACAATGTTCAAAACCTTGCCAATAATGTAGGCTCCGTTGTACAAAAATTAAATACCACGTATCAGCAACAACTCGTCGATGAATATGAAGCCTTTACTTTGTTTATGAGTTAGGGTAAATTATAGGAAAAGAAGAAATGGCAAATACATATAAAAATAGTATCAGCGTAGTTTCAACGACAAACATTCAAACGGTTTATACTTGTCCCGCAGAGACTGTGGCTTTAGTTAAATCTGTTGCAGCTTATAATGCTCATGCATCGGCTGCTGCTGATTGGACTTTAACGTTATATGATGCCAGTGCTACCTCGAATGTTATTTATGCAAAAGCAGGCAGTAATGCTGCCGCAGCTAAAGTAGAATTTTTAGAAGGAGATAGTAGTACTCTTTTAGTTTTAGAAGAGAGTGATGCTTTAAAGTTTACAACGACCGTCACCAGTGCTAATATATCCATTAGCGTATTACAACAGGATAGAACCTAATGCCATTTAAAGAATCAGGAACCGTGGTAGATCAGATTGAAGTAGATGGAAAACTAGTTCCACGCTATCGATGTGAAACTGAAGTTACCTTAACGAACACACAAACGAAGAAAGAATATATGTCAGATAAAGAAGCAGAGGACGATGTGAAAGATCCTAATACAGCTACAAAAGAAGAGCATATTAGACGAGATGTTAAAGTCACCGTCCCTAAAATGGTTATTGGGAGTGGGACTTTAAACAATGGATCCTAAAGGAGGAACCGAGTTACAGTTCGATGAACTTAAGAAAAGACTTCCGGAACACTACTGGAAAAAAATTAATCTTACGACATCGGTCCCTGAAAAAACGCCTCTTCAAACAGGCAAACTTAATATTTTATGGATAAAAAATTCTTATGATCAACCCAACGTTCAGCCCTGGTTTTCAAAACCGGAGAACCATATTAAGTATGATTGGTATATTTTTAATTCTCATTGGACTTTTGAAAAGTATAGGCTTTATTTTAACCTTCCTACTAGTCGTTGTCGTGTTATTAAGAACGCCTTACCCAAAGTTGAATGGCGTCAACGATCCCGATATAAAGCAGATCAACCCTTAAGACTTATTCATGTTTCAACGCCCTGGAGAGGACTTAATGTTCTTCTAGCAGCGATGCATCATGTTGTAAGCAATGAAATTCAACTCGATGTTTATAGTTCTACCCAACTTTATGGAGATAAATTTAAAGAGGCCAACGAAAAACAATATGAAACTATTTATAATCATGCACGTAAAATGGATAATGTAAATTACATAGGTTACAAACCTAATATAGAAATTATTGATGCCATGCAGGCCACCCATGTCTTTGCTTATCCGTGTATCTGGGAAGAAACTTCATGCATCTCGGCGATTGAAGCCATGGCCGCGGGAAATATTCCCCTGGTCACTAACTTCGGAGCCCTTCCAGAAACCTGTGGAGACTATGGTTACTACGTTAATTATGATACCAATCCCAAAAAGCTAGCTGAAGAATTTGCAGCTCATCTCCTTTATATTAAAAGAATTTTACCAACCGATGAGATCCAACAACGTCTAGAAAACCAACGTCAACATTTCAATCATTTTTATAATTGGGATGAACGGATTAAAGAATGGGTCGCTTTTTTAAACAATGCTTTAGCAGCGAAAGGAATTTCTCATGAAGCTGAATGATGGGTTGTTAACCGAAGATAAATTTGAAGAAGGCTCTAAACTCTTTCCTCAAAATACAGTCGATGGAACTAAACTCATTGAGGAACCAGCTCAAGTTACGACCCCCAATAGTTTATTCGTAGTGACGCCTTGCATGGGAACGTTAGTTCTTTCCTATGTTAAATCAGTCTTAGAACTTCAAGCCATTTGTTTTCATAAGAAGATTCAAACTAAATTTCACATGGTTCACTCCTCCTTGGTTACCCAAGGAAGAAATCTATGTGTTAAGGATTTCCTTAATTCTAATTGTTCCCACATGTTATTTGTAGATTCAGATATTGAATTTGATCCTACTTCGATTCCGGTCATGATGGCGCACGACAAGGATATTGTTTTAACTCCTTATCCCATGAAGGTTTTTGACTGGGATAAAGCACGAAGACAGGCGGCTAAATCAGGTAAACCTATAGAAGATTGTCCTCATTATTTTTGCCTAGAGTTTCCTAATAGAAATAAAATTGAAAGCAAGGGAGGCTTATGTGAAATCATTCGCGGACCTGCAGGATGTATGCTTATTAAACGAGAGGTCTTTGAAAAGATGATGAAGGCCTATCCTAAGTTAAAAATTAAACAAAAACAATTGGTAAACGGACTCATGTCAACGAGTGAAAACGTATGGAATTTCTTTGATACGGATTTCAATGCTGAAACAGGAGTCTTTTTAGGGGAAGATTATGCCTTCTGCAAACGCTGGGTGGACATCGGAGGCAAGATATATGCCAACGTAGATGCCTATATTACCCATTACGGGACCCATGGTTTTCGTGGAAGATTCATTGACGAAGGCAAAAAAGTAAAGTAAGTATATAGTTACAGGGTTTTTTCAGGATTTCCCTTCAACCTGCTATCACAAA